CATTCGGAATGGAGCCATACAATGCGGGGGCTTTATCTCGCCGCATTCTAGGCGATCCAAACGCACAAGGTGACGCTCTCTCTGGTATGGGCCTTGCTGACTTCACGCCACTGGGCGCAGCTTTCGCTATTGATGAGGGCGGCAGAACAGCTGTCGAGGGCTATGAGGAAGGTGATTACCTCAAGATGGGCTTGGGTGGCTTAGAAGCTGGCCTTGGCGTTGCAGAGGCGTTTCCACTGACTAAGCCGATCGCAGAGGGCGCAAGCATTCTGGCCCGTGAGATTTACAGCAGCCCATACATGGCTGACGCTATCGGCACGCTGCGTGGCATCCGTGACTTGGACGCTGACTTCCTTCTTGGTCGTGGTGATCCAGCAATGGCCCAAGGTGTTGGCGCTGATGTGCCATTTGGCGGTTCGTCTGCACCAAGCATTGATGACCAGATTGCAGAACTTGATGTTCAAGTGAAAGCATTACGCCAAGATGTTTTAGATAACCCGAATGACACAGCTGCGTTTGATGAATACAGGAATGCCCAGCGAATGCGCAATGATCTAAAGGATCAGCGTGCTATATCCCGCGCACAGGGCAGAGATGTAATGCCTTCAGCTGAAGAGCCTGTTCGCACTGCAACATCGGATGAAGGCTTTGAGGCGTATCTTGATGAGGTTAATCCAGGTGGAACGCGTGTTGCAGCGGAAGACCGTCCGAACCTTATGATGGGTGATATGTATGGAATGCTTCCAAGCAATTCAGAGGTAATTAGCGCACAGGACGGTGTTACGTTTTATCGCAGCCAAGACGGTGATTACTACGCGACTGCTTTCAATCCTGACGTTGGCGAAGAAGACGTTGTTGGATACATAACAAATCGTGGTGACAGCACAGAACTTGCTGTTGTTGGAGAGATGCAGGGGCAGGGAGTTGGTGGTGAACTGCAATACCTGTTCCGCAAGGAGCAACCTGACGCGCCAACTGGAGGTTTGACTGAGGCTGGTGAGCGTTCTTTGCAAAGAACTTATGAGCGATTGCGTGATGAAGGTATTATTGATGGCTAAACTTCTTCGCCAATCAACCTGTCAGAAACAATCGAAGCCAAGCATCGCGATCCAAAGCAGTAAATTATGAACCTCCAGATAAAAACACCGCGCTGGGCGCTTCCTGTTCTCAGTAATCCAGACGCCAGATACCTTGGCGCTCATGGTGGCCGTGGATCTGGCAAGTCTCATATGTTCGCGGAAATGTTGATTGAGCGCAGCATCATGGAGCGCATTGACGCTGTGTGCGTTCGTGAGGTGCAGAAGTCTCTGGCTCAGTCGGTCAAGAAGCTGCTGGAAAACAAGATCCAAGAACTTGGCGTCTCGCATATGTTCCAGATCAAAGAGTTCGAAATCAGATCCGTTCATGGCGGCATCATCATCTTCCAAGGCTTGCAGAACCACACAGCTGACAGCATCAAATCGCTTGAAGGTTATGACATCGCTTGGGTTGAGGAAGCGCAAAGTCTGAGCCAGTTTTCATTGGACATTCTACGCCCGACCATTCGTAAGCCAGGCTCGCAGCTGTGGTTTACTTGGAACCCGCGTTTTGACACTGATCCGATCGAAGGCTTGTTGCGCGGACCAAACGCCCCAGAGAAAAGCACCGTTGTCGAGGTGAACTTCGAAGACAATCCGTGGTTTCCAGACGTTCTCAAGGACGAAATGGAATACGACAAGAAGCGCGACCCTGACAAATATATGCACGTCTGGAAGGGCGAGTATGTTCGCAACAGCGAGACGCGCGTGTTCAAGAACTGGACGATCGAAGACTTTGAGGCACCGCCAGACGCAATTCATCGCCTTGGCGCTGACTGGGGCTTTGCTACAGACCCGACCGTTGCTGTTCGCAGCCACATCATTGGGCGCAAGCTGTATATTGATTTTGAGGCTTATCAGGTGGGATGTGAGATTGTGGACACGCCTTCGCTGGTTATGTCCATCCCAGAGGCTGAGAAATGGCCTATGGTGGCCGACAGCGCGCGCCCAGAGACCATCAGCCATATGCGCAAGAACGGCTTCCCTAAGATACAGCCAGCGATCAAGGGGCCAAAGTCTGTTGAGGAAGGTGTTGAGTGGCTCAAGTCGTTTGACATCATCGTGCATCCGCGCTGCAAGCACACGATCGACGAACTGACGCTGTATAGTTACAAGACAGATCGCGACACTGGCTCGATTTTGCCCGTTTTGGAAGACAAGGACAATCACGTCATTGACGCAATAAGATATGCGTGTGAAGGTGCGCGCAGGGCCAACACGCAGAAGAAGCCACAAACCAAAGCAATTGCAACTATAATGCCGTTTGCACGGTGATTGTTTTTTGTGTCAATGTATCTTATAATCAACCCAAATTTTATTGCGAGGCGATGCTGTGGCACGAATGACCAAGAAAGAGCGTTTGGCAAACATCCACGAAGAAGCGCTTCTGGAGTTTGACAGCATACAAGGTTCCATGCGCGAAGAGCGTTTGCAGTGCCTTGAGGATCGTCGCTTTTATTCCATTGCCGGTGCGCAGTGGGAAGGCAACCTTGCAGAGCAATTCAACAACAAGCCACGCTTTGAGGTCAACAAGATCCACCTGTCGGTCATGCGGATCATCAACGAGTATCGCAACAATCGCATCACTGTTGATTTTGTTAGCAAAGACGGTGATGAGAACGACACGCTTGCTGAAACTTGTGACATGCTGTTCCGCGCTGATGAGCAAGACAGCACATCTGACGAAGCATACGACAATGCGTTTGAAGAAGCTGTTGGCGGTGGCTTTGGTGCTTTCCGCCTGCGCACGGTTTACGAAGATGAATACGATGAAGACAATGACCATCAGCGCATCCGCATAGAGCCGATCTATGACGCTGACAGCACGGTGTTCTTCGATATGGACGCCAAGCGCCAAGACAAGTCAGATGCGCGCCTGTGCTACGTTCTGACAGCCATGACGCGCGATGCTTACGTTGCTGAGTATGAAGACGATCCAGCCTCATGGCCCAAAGAGATCCACCAGTATGAGTTCGACTGGGCAACGCCAGACATGGTTTACGTTGCAGAGGTTTACCGCGTTGAAGAGGCGTCTGAACTGATCCGCATCTTCCAGACCATCGACGGTGAGGAAGAGCGCTACAGTGAGCGTGAGTTCGAGCAAGACGAAAGCCTTGAAGAAACGCTTGATGCGATCGGCACCATTGAGATCCGCCAGAAGCGCGTGAAGCGCCGCAAGGTTCGCAAATACATCATGTCTGGCTCTGGCATCATTGAAGATGCTGGCTACATCGCTGGGACGGAAATCCCGATCGTGCCTGTCTATGGCAAGCGCTGGTTCATCGACAACGTAGAGCGTTGCATGGGTCACGTTCGCATGGCCAAGGACGCCCAGCGCCTGAAGAACATGCAGTTGTCCAAGCTGGGCGAAATCTCCGCGCTATCCACTGTTGAAAAGCCACTGTTCACACCAGAGCAAGTTGCAGGCTTTGAGATGATGTGGGCTGAAGACAACCTCAAGAACTATCCGTATCTGCTGCTGAACACGGTGACGGACGCCAATGGCCAAGAGGTTATGTCTGGCCCGATTGGCTACACTAGGCCACCACAAATTCCGCCTGCGCTTGCTGGTCTATTGCAGATCACAGAGCAAGACATCTCTGACCTTTTGGGAAGCCAAGAAGCTGGCGAGGAAATGCAGTCTAATGTTTCCGGTCGCGCAATTGAGTTGATCCAGAACCGTTTGGACATGCAGTCGTTCATCTACATGTCGAACATGTCAAAGGCGATCAAGCGCTGTGGTGAAATCTGGCTATCTATGTCTCGCGAAATCATGGTTGAGCCTGGTCGCAAGATGAAGGGCATTGGCGCGCAGGGCGAGATGAGCAGTGTCGAACTTGGCAGACCAATCATGAACCAAGAGACTGGCGAAGTTGAGTATGAAAACGATATGAGCAACGCCAAGTTCGATGTTTCTGTTGAGGTGGGGCCATCGTCATCTTCTAAGCGCGCCGCAACTGTTCGTTCACTGACAGGAATGATGCAGCTGGCCACAGACCCAGAGACGCAGCAGGTTCTAGGCGCAATGGCGATGATGAACATGGAAGGCGAAGGTATTGGCGAGGTTCGAGACTTCTTCCGCAAGAAGCTGGTTCGCATGGGCGTTGTTAAGCCTACTGATGCAGAGAATGAAGAACTGATGGCTGAACTTCAGCAGCTTCAGGGACAATCTGACCCACAGTCTATGTATCTGGAAGCGGAGGCTATGAAGTCTCAAGCACAGGCACAGAAGGCTATGGCTGATGTAGAATACACGGCAGCGCGAACAGAAGAGACGCGCGCCAAGACGATCGAAACGCTTGCCGGCATTGAGCAGAGCGAGCGCTCGAACGTAGTAGACACAGCCCAGAAGCTACAAAACGTAGTTACTGGGCCAGGAATGCGTCAGCCGCCCAGACGCACATAAAAGATGGGTGAGAATTGAACGAGGATCTAATGCAGATTGAAAAGGCAGAAATCGACGACGACTTTGACTTTCAGGAAACTGAAGCGGAGGAGCCAGAATTTGAACTTGAAGATGAGCCAGAAGTAGAAGCTGAAGAGGCTGAACTTGATGGCGAAGTTGAAGAGGACGAACATTCTGAGGCCGAAGCTGAAGACGAAGCTGATGTTGTTGTCACTATTGATGGGGAAGCGCCTGACCCAGAAGATGAGGAAGAAGTCCGCGCGCCTGAATGGGTTCGCGATCTTCGCAAACAGTATCGTGAGGAAAAGAAACGCGCCAAGGAGTTGGAACAGAAGCTAGAGAGAATGGAGCAAGGGCAAGCGCCTGCGCGTCAACCTCTAGGTCAAAAGCCAACGCTGGAAGCTGCGGATTACGACACCGAACGATATGAGACGGAACTTGCGTCGTGGTATGAAAAGAAGCGACAGCATGACGAACAGCAAGCCAACATTCAGGCTGAACAGCAATCTGTGCAGAAGGAATGGGAAGGCAAGTTGGAGAGTTATCACTCTTCTAAGGCTGATCTTAAAGTCAGAGACTATGAGACAGCAGAGGATGTGGTGCAGGACACTCTCAGCGTGATGCAGCAAGGCATGATTGTTCAGGGTGCGGATAATCCCGCTCTTGTCGTTTATGCTTTGGGCAAGAACCCGAAGAAAGCGAAGGAACTTTCCTCAATTGTAGATCCCGTAAAGTTCGCCTTTGCGGTGGCAAAATTGGAGACCAATTTGAAAGTCACAAAACGCAAGGCGTCAGCGAAGCCAGAAAAGAAGATCAGCGGCACAGGTCGCCCCTCTGGATCGGTAGACAACACCCTTGAACGTCTGAGAGCCGAAGCCGAAAGAACTGGAGACTATTCTAAGGTTTTCCAGTATAAGAAGCAGAAGCGATCAGCTTAAACTTAATGGAGTAGAAAATGGCTAACTCATTTTCAAAAGAAGAACGCGTAGCGTTTGAAGACATCCTTGCAGGCTTTAACGATGCACTTGTGCTTTCGTCTTTGGTCAGCAAATACAACACCAACGGCTCGCAAATGGAGCGTTCGTCTGACACGATCTGGCGTCCAATGCCTTACATCGCTCAGTCGTATGACGGTTCTGATGCGACTTCCAACTTTGGCGACAGCACGCAGCTGGCTGTTCCCGCAACTATCGGCTACCAGAAGCACAGCACTGCGCTCCTGACAGCCAAAGAACTGCGTGACCAGCTGCAAGAGAACCGTCTTGGTTCATCTGCTGCACAGAAGTTGGCATCTGACATCAACGTGGCAACACTCACAGTCGCATCTAACCAAGGCACAATCGTCTCCGCTCGCAGCACTGCCGCAAGCGGTTACAGCGATGTTGCTGAAGCTGATGCTCTGATGAGCGAGCAAGGCGTTATGATGGACGGTCGTAACTTCGCACTTTCCAGCCGCGACTATAACGGCATGGCGGGTGACTTGGCTGCACGTCAGACAATGAACGAAATGCCAACTGAAGCATATCGTCGTTCGTATGTTGGTGAAGTGGCTGGTTTCCAGACATTCAAGATGGACTATGCAAACCGCCTCACAGCGGCTGCTGGCACAACTGTGACTGTCAACGGTGCAAACCAGTATCACACACCTGCTGCAACATCGACTGCTGCGACTGGTGAAACATCCAACTACGACAACCGCACACAGTCTCTGATTGTTGCTGTTGGTGGTGGCACAGTCAAAGTTGGTGACGCGTTCACCATCGCTGGCGTAAACGCTGTTCACCACATCACCAAGCAAGACACAGGTCAGCTGAAGACGTTCCGCGTTGTCGGCATTGTATCTGGTTCTGGTGGTTCCGGCACGATCACAATCAGCCCTGCAATCGTTTCTAACGGTGGCTCGACTGATGCAGAAGCACAGTATCAGAACGTGACTGCAACGCCTGCTGATGGCGCGGCGATCACATTCCTGAACATTGCTGACGCACCTGTGAACTGCTTCTGGCACCGTGATGCGATCGAACTGCTTCCAGCTTCGCTCGCAGTTCCAACGGATGCTGGTGCAGACATCATGCGCGCAACAACCGATCAGGGTGTTGAGTTGGTCATGCAGAAACAGTTCGACATCAACACACAGAAAACAAAGTATCGTTGGGATACACTGTTTGGTGTGGCGCTGCTTCAGCCTGAAATGGCTGGCATCATGCTGTTCTCGCAGACTTAATGATCTTTGGGTGGGGCTTCGGTCCCACCCTACTCTTTATAGGAGGCTCACATGAGCGTTATGCTTTATAAACATCCAGGCAAGCACCAGATCCACGGTGACAGCTTTGACTACATCGTTGTTGAAGAAGGTGACGTTGCTGCGAAGGTGAAAGAGGGCTGGGCCAAGTCAACGGACGAAGCCAAGGCACCCAAGAAGCCTGCAAAGAAACCTGCGGCAAAGCGCAAAGCTAAGGAATAACACATGGCATATACGAAGCGTGATATTGTCGAACAGGCATTCGAAGAAATCGGTCTTGCTTCGTATGTCTTTGATTTGCAGCCGCAGCAGCTTGAGAGCGCATTGCGGCGCTTAGATAACATGATGGCAACGTGGAACGCCAAAGGTATTCGCCTTGGGTATCCGTTGCCTTCTTCGCCTGCTGACAGCGACCTAGATCAAGAAATCGGTGTGCCTGACAGCGCGATCGAAGCCATGTATCTGAACCTGTCTATTCGTATCTCTGGAGGCTTTGGCAAGACTGTCAGCCCTGAGACGAAAGCATCTGCCAAGCGTGCATATAACGAAGTGGTTTCCAACTCTGCGCTTCCAATTGAGATGCAACTTGGAAACGCGACAATCCCTGCCGGCGCTGGAAACAAGGGCTATCGTTACTACAACAACCCTTTCCTTCGCGCACCGCAAGACCCACTGACTGTCGGATCTGACAGCATCCTTGATCTGGAGTAAAACATGGCAAACATTAACCAACTTTCCTCTGTGAGTTCACTTCAAGGCGGCGATCAGCTTGCTGTGTGGGCCACAAACAATGGCGACAGCCGCAAGGCATCCATCACCACCCTGATGGACTATGTGAACGCAAACGTCACAACGGTCACGCAGAACACCCAGTATGCGGCACCAGCTGCGACTGGCTTCAGCGTCACGGTCAACACAGGCAACGTCTGGCTGATCCTGACACCTGTTAGCACATACGCTGCTGGGGCGGTTGTGCTGCCCACTGGTGCGTCTGACAAGGACACAGTGACCGTGAACTGCACGCAGATCGTCACGTCCCTCACGGTGTCTTCTGGAGCCACTGTTGTGGGTGCGCCGACAACACTTGCTGCTAACGATTTCTTCACAATGCGCTATGATGGTGCAACTTCGTCTTGGTATCGTGTAGGATAATTTAATGCAGCTTCCCATTCTCAGCGGTATATTTGCAGACGGATCTCCGAACTTTCGGACATCCTACCCAAAGAACATGATCCCTGTCCCTAAAGGCACGGGGATTTCTGAGGGTTATCTGCGACCTGGCGAGGGGATTGTGGAAGCTGGCACAGGCCCAGGCGTCAACCGTGGCGGCATATACTGGAACGGCTCGATCTATCGCGTGATGGGGACTAAGCTGGTTGAGATTGCTCAGGACAACACCGTCACTGAGATTGGTGATGTTGGCGGAACGGATCGGGTGACGTTTGACTATGGCTTCACATATCTGGCAATCGCGTCAAACAACAATCTGTTTCTGTATGATGGCACCACACTGACGCAGGTCACTGACACCGATCTTGGCACTGTCTTGGACGTTGTTTGGGTTGATGGTTACTACATGACCACAGATGGCGAGTTCTTGGTGGTTACTGATCTTGATGATCCGTTCGCTGTGAACCCGCTGAAGTATGGTTCGTCTGAAGCTGATCCAGATCCCGTGAAGGCTTTACTCAAGCTGCGCAATGAGATCTATGCCCTGAACCGAAACACCATCGAAGTGTTTGACAACGTGGCCAGCACAGGGTTTCCGTTTCAGCGCATTGCAGGCGCGCAGATCCAGAAAGGTGTTGTCGGGACGCACGCTTGCTGCGTGTTCATGGACAACATTGCGTTCTTGGGTGGTGGCCGCAACGAAGCGCCTTCAGTCTACATGGGCGCAAATGGCAATGCGACGAAGATTGCGACCCGCGAGATTGAAGAAATCTTGCTGCAATATACTGAGGTTGAACTTGCAACTGCGTTTTTGGAAGAGCGCTTTGACAAGGCCCACACGTTCTTGATCGTTCACCTGCCACGTCACACGCTTGTGTTTGATGGTGCAGGGTCACAGGCAACAAGCCAAGCGGTTTGGTTCACGCTTTCTTCGACGCTGGTTGGTGATGGCATGTGGAACGCCTGCACTTGCATCTGGGCCTATGACCGCTGGAACGTCTGCCACCCGACAACCAATCAGTTTGGTTATCTGGATGACAGCATTTCTACGCACTGGGGTCAGACGATCGGCTGGGAGTTTGGCACACTGATTGTTTACAACAATGGTCAGGGTGCAATTTTCCATGACATCGAACTTGTTTGCCTGACTGGATCTACAGCGTTTGGCGTCGATCCGACCATCTGGACGCAATATTCTGTTGATGGCGACACATGGAGCGCCGAAAAGCCCATCCGTGCAGGCAAGACAGGGGAACGCAACAAGCGGCTGATGTGGTTGCAGCAGGGTCACATGCGGAACATGCGTATGCAGCGCTTCCGTGGCACCTCTGACGCTCATGTGGCTGTCGCAGCACTGGAGGCGCGGGTTGAGCCGCTGGCGTTCTAATGGCTGATCCAAATGTCCCCACACGAAATCAAATCGCAAAAATTGTTGGTAATGACCCTGAGATGGTCAAAGCGCTTGAACGCCTATTTATCGTTGCGGGTGATTTTGTTCCTGCGGACATCGCGGCGCTGACACTTTTGATTGAAGCTGCTGCATATGATGCAGGGGTGGCAAACAACAAAGCCGAAAGCTATCAGGCAAACTTCCTGAAGACTGATTATATCGACTTCAACCGTGTTGGTCCGCACGTTGCTGCGGCGCGGCGTATGCAGTGGAACGAAGACGATGGGACGATTGACATTGGCATGAACGCTGACGTTATGCTGCAAGTCGGTCAGGAAACTCAGTATTACGCTAAGAACACATCTGGCGGTCAGATCGACAACGGAACGCCAGTCATGTTCACAGGCACGCTTGGTGCTTCTGGTAAGCTGACCTTTGCAGGCGCTGTGGCTGACGGTTCCTTCCCCGCGATTTATATGATGGGCGTGGCAACCGAAGACATCCCGAACAACGGTTTTGGCTACATCACCAGCTTTGGCAAGGTGCGCGGGTTTAATACTAGCGGCACGCCATATGGCGAAACGTGGAACGATGGCGACATCATCTATTTCAGCCCTGCTGCGGCTGG